ATGTGATAGTGCTAAATCAAGCCCTATATTACATAACGCCTGGCGATCTATTACAAGCAATGATTGATGCCAAGGCCGTTGCAAGTTTTGCATCGCTCCATGAGTTCCCTGACCAGGTTGGGCAGTACCACAAGGGTCAGTTGAAGTACACGCGGATGCCTGGTGGCACCGTGCGGTGTGACCTGTTGGGGAACAGGCAGCGCTATGAGCACAGCGACATGTCATGGCTGACGATGACAAACTCATTCTGTGGTTATGATGACCATGGTGAGGACGTTGTCCATGTAGCACGTGACGTGAAACTGGTGTGGGAGTTACAGACGACGTGTGGGTGTGTGTCGGTGTACAAGTTTGTAGTGTGTCCCATTGACACTGAAGAGGTTGTCATGGCACCGTTGGAGGGCGATTTCAATGCTGCAGAGGAAGATGCAGCGGTTCAGGATATTGCGTCTTCAGCAGTTCCGTTTGTGCTCGGATCGTCCATCGATTCTAGCACATTGGCAGTGCTCGGTAGGCTTGTGAGGAGCCGACTTTCAGATGTCAAGGATAAGGCTCGGGTTAGCGCCAGGGCCATTGAAGAGGCTTACGCCATGGTGGTGCGGCATAGTGCGCAATTGGCAACGACAGTGCACGATTTTGCCGTCCCCGTGTGGCAAGTAAATCGATTGATACGTGATGCCTCCGTTCCCCCATCATTCATTGAAGGGGTTAGGGACCAGGTGGGTGTGCTGGAAGGGCACATAATTAGCGGCATAGGGAATGCTGCTACCACCGCTACCCACTTGTGCCGTGATATCCTTCGCGAGGCCTACAAGGCCGTCCGTGCTCTCCCGAAAATGGCTTGGCTACCCCGTCTCATGCATGATGCTGACATGGAGTGGGCCGGGTTCATCGTAGAGACTGCACTGTCCACCACCTCAATCGGATGTGGCGCCAATGCTGTTTTGGAGTTTATCTCAGGCAACCGTTGGTTGTCATTAATGCATATGGCACCCATAGTTCTTCCATGGTGGGCGTTCGCTGCACTTCATCTCATCTGGAACCTATCGCGGCAGGTCGTGCTGCATCCAGAGCCATTCGAGGACGTGTGTTTGGAGGGGGTGGAATTGAAGCCCATGGACGAGAGTTCCTCCATACACGTACTATCATCGGAGTGCGTACCAAAGGTTGGGTGCGTGCTCGCGGCATTTTCCACGGAGGTTTCTGTGGTCGTGCCGAGACCCTGTGGTCACAATGCTGAAATCGGTCTACGGAATCGTGTGCTATTTGCGCGCGATCCTGTCGACCCTGTTTATTGGCAGGACCCAGTGTTGGCGGAATGGCTGCCCCGTACTCCCGCTGTAGTGGACTACATGGAGTGGCTGCAACACCTAACCCCTATGAAGAGGAGGATGGTGCAGCAAGGGCTTGGGAACGAGATCGTGCGTGGAGTGATCGACGTTGACACGTTTAAGAACACGCGCGTGATCTCAATAGTGAAGCAGGAGAAGTTGGTGAAGGCCTTGAAGATGAATGGCGTGATGGATGTGGCTGACTTCAAGCCACGTATGATATCCGCCAGGTCACCTGCCTATCAGAGGCACTTCGGGCCTGCATGTTACGCTATCGGCGAGCAGATGAAGTTCAGTTGGGGCCGGCAAACGCCAGTCACCTACTCATCTGGCATGTCGTCAACTGCGCTTGGGGCATGGATGGCCTCTGCCGAAGCATTGGAGGACGTGGTATTCCTGGAAGGGGATTTCACGTGCTTTGATGGTACAATCGGAGTTGAGGCTCTGAAGTTCCAGTACAGTGTGATGCGCCGGAAGTTTGACACGGACTGTGACTATGAGCTTGATTTGAGTACAAACGGGCTCTACTCCAAAGGAGGCAGTCACATCACCTACGTAACCCGCGGTACTAGGAAGAGCGGGAACAATGACACGTCTGTCGGAAATTCAATCTTGAACGCCTGTTTCATAATGGGCGCTTGGGCCCACTGTGGGGAGGTCGCCAATCCAGATCGCATGCGAGCGATCGTGTTGGGCGACGACTCGCTCATAGCTGTTAATCAGGCGTGTGCCGCTAGGCTGATGGAGATGCTCCAAGCTGATGCAGTGCGCGCTGGGTTCAAGATCAAGATTGATGAGTGGAAATTGGCTGCTCAGGCATCCTTTTGTTCACAGAGATTCTTCGCCTATTCTGTTGAGTTATACCGGGCCGCTTGGAAGCCCGGCATCATGTTGGCAAAGGCGGGTTTCTGGTGTAGACCTGATATGCATTGGCAAGGGCATGTCGCGAGGTGGGTGACCGCGTTGGCCATTTGCCTGGCGCATAGCTACTACCATGTGCCTATATTGCGCTGTTTGGCGCTTCATCTTTGCCAGTTGTTCGTTGATGAGACGATAACTGATGTGGATGACATGGTGGGCATGCTGCGGGTCCGCAACATTGTGGAGCAATTGGAGATAATGGGCGATCACGACACGCGGTGGGTCAACACCGCTGATTGTGATTACCCGGCAGTTGATGAGTCACAAGCAGTGGCCCAGTTTTCACTCATTTATGGCCTGTCCAGTGATGCCATCGCTGATTGCGAGGCATGGGTCATGAAGTTGCCAAGGTCGTTGCCATGGACATTGAATCACGCAGCGATACGCCGGATCGTCCAAGTTGACGTCGGTGAGATTGCTGGGCTGGATTCTGCGAGGGATGTGCCCGACGCTTAGGCGTCGGGGGCGCACCACACGTGAGACGTGAAGTACAGTCATTGCACTTTGACCGTCCAGGGTTGGTTGACCTGGCGCCTGGTGAACCACATGGGTAAAAAACATCCCGAAAATTGTTTTGTGTGTATGCCGAAGACTAAAGGCTTGCCGGAGAAGAAGAGGCGGAGTCGGAAGAGATCGAAGGTGAAGGAAGATGCTGTGGCGTCGTATACTGGTGGCCGGGTGGATGCGCGAGCAAAGCTCCCGTTGGGGCGCGAGGACAGTCCTTACGTCGCTCAGGGGGTTGAGCAAATCGCTACCCTGTCACTTGATCATTCGACGGCTACCCGCTACTCAGTGGTGACCAACTTGCCGTTGGCCCCTGGGACCATAGGATCCCGACTTCCGGTGGTGAACACGTTATTTGAGAAGTACCGGGTTGATTATATCGACCTGGTGTGCACCATAATCGGTTCAGCCACTGATGATATTGAGGTCATGGTTGGGGTGAAGATGGATGTCGCTGATGACCCTCCCACAGCAGATTCAGCTGGGTTGGGGGCGATGATGTCATGGCCGCATCATGTGGCCGTGTCACGTGGGATGGGGAGGGTTCGGCTCCATGTGGTGCCGCGAATGCCGAGTGGTGGGTACTTCACCAATGAACACTCGACAAGTGACCCCCGACTCGCGTACATCGGTCGGTTTGTGATGATGGTCCGTCTCCCATCGAGTGCGGCAGATTACAACATCTCAGTTGAAGCCCACTACAAGATAGTGTTCTTTGAGCCCACAGTTGATACCCCGGATACGGCGTATTCCGGGCGGTTCCTCACGGGCGATGTTGGGCAGCCGGATCCGACACCAGGCAAGGGCTGGAATTGGGTCTCAGTTGAGTCAGGGTTGAAGCTACTAGAGGATGTGACTGGGGTTCACGTGTTTCGTGACGCGTCGAACAATGTCACCCTCCATTTGCCTCCTGGCCTCTGGGACCTTGTTCAAATGTACCTACCTGAGACCTCCCCCGTCTCTGGGCACGTCCACTATTTCACGCCGTTGTTGGTGGATGGGTATGCGGCTATTTCAATGGCCGAGACGGTGCTTTCGGCAGCCGCCGGGGTGTTGAGCTATCGCAAGGATCGGATTTCAGTCCCGTATGGTTCGTTTGCTGATTTGCATGGCACGTTTGAGCAGACAGGAACGTACGTTGAGACCAACAATCCCTTGCTTCAGTTCGCACTCTCGGCTGTGTCGTGAGACAGTGGAGGCGTGAACGTGCACCTAATGGAGCTTGGACACTCCGTTGGTATGCGTTCGTGCCTTCACGGGTGCCACTTGGAAGGCATTGACACACACCAGCGGAGCGTTCAAGCTCCATTCGGGGCACGAATTGCAG